GGTTATGTCCTACACCAAAAAAGAGGCGATGCGTATCAAGATCGCCTACATCAACGCCTTCAACTGGATGTACGCGATGCTTCAGGTTGGGCGGCGCCAGTTTGAAGAAGAGCGTAACGCCGTCATGCTGGAGTTCCTGAAAGAGAAGGATGTTGCCAGTATGTCTGGTCGCCTGTTACGCCGGTGGGGGAAAGAGAAGAAGCCCCAGCTACTTTCACGCATTGAGCAACTGGACAAGCAAGGTCAGTTGGCATTGCCCGGCGTTCCTGGCGCGCTTACCGAAGCATGAAACCCACAAATTCGTGGTTTTTGGATAGCCCACTCTGGTGGGCTTTTTTATTGCCAGATCACTCATTCAGGAAACAAAAATGGCTCGTAAAAGCATCGTATTCACGGTTGAAGCAGATAACCGTGACAAGGGTAAGCAGTTCAAAATCACCGAAATGCCGGCGAGAAAGGCCGAAGAGTGGGCGATCCGCCTGGCGTGCGCCGTGATTGGCGCCGGCGTTACCGTTCCCGACAATATGATGATGGCCATCAGTGCTGCGGTGGCGCCGGCCCCAGCCGAGGATAACGCAGAAGCTCGCGAGCTGTACGAAAGCGTGATGGCCAGCGGCATGGCCGGACTCGCTCAGTGGGGTATCACTTCACTGGCTAAAGTTCCGTTCGCACAGTCAAAGCCTCTGCTTGATGAGTTGCTTGGCTGCGTGAAATTCCTCGGCGGTAACGGTATCGAGACAGCGCTTGTTGACGAAGGGCAGATCGAAGAAATTAGCACCTGGTCGCGCCTGAAAATCGAAGCCTTCAAACTCCATATCGCTTTTGTAGCAGCCACCGCAAGTTAGAAATCCCCTTATCCGTTCCTGAAGATTCAGATCGCGGCTTCATACAGTATGCGAATGTACCGCGCACCATCGCCGCGGTGATCTCCGGGAAAATGGCGACACTCCACGAACTGGACACCTTATACAGCGTCCAGGATATGTGGTGGCTGATTGAAATAATGACCGTGGATAACACCAACAGAGCCATAGCGGAGAGTGATCATGGCAGCAACGGTAATTGACGCCCTCCTGGTTACGCTGGGCCTTGATACTTCTCAGTTCCGCAAAGGCCAGCAGGAAGTCAGTGACGACCTGAAAAAGCAGCGCGAAGACGCCAAAAACACCGCCAAGGAAATGGCTGAGCAGGGCAAGAAAGCCGCTTCGTTCTTCAGCAGCATAAAGACTGAATTGCTGGCACTGACTGGCGTTACCGTCACTGCCGGCGGCCTGATGAGCCTTGTTAAAAATACCACGTCTAGCCTGATGGATTTATCGATCCAGTCGAAAGCGCTGGGGATGAGCGCTAAAGAGCTTGATGGGTGGGCGAAATCTGCGGAGGCTGCTGGCAGTTCAGCTGAAAAGATAACAAATGTTCTAAAGGGGTTTCAGGACGCTAAGCAGGGAGCAACATTTGGCGACTTTACCAATCCTCTATATGAGGTAGCGCCGATACTAAGGCGCTTAACAGGGGTTGAGATAAATACATCAAAGGATGATGTTCCAACCATTGCGAGAAAGGTTTTCTCTGCCCTTCAGAAAGTAAAAAATCCAGCCATGAGGCGGGTATTGGCAGAAAGGGTTGGCATTGACGATGCGACCCTTCAGCGCAACCAGGAAGGACAATTCCTGCCTGACGTTGATCGCCTGACTAAAAGCTCCGGCATTACAGACGCCTCAACCAAAGGCGCAAAGGAATTTACAGCCGCATGGGCGGAGCTGGGACAAAATCTCGACACGGTAAAAAACCAGATTTACGTGGGTTTGATACCAACCATTCGCGATCTGAATGGTCTCCTCATAGAGTGGTCGTCTGGTAACGCAAAATCCTCTTCATTCTTCAAAGAGCTGAAGCGGGACATTAACGACATTACTGGTATTGACCTTGGTAGCTGGACGCTATCAGGCGATCTGCGCAACCTCAAAGATAACTTTTCCATGCTCGGAAAAGTGCTAAACCACCTGGGTAACACTTTAAACGAGCTCAATAACGGCAACTTCTCCAAGGCTGCCGATGAATTTAAAAAGGCGTGGTACGGCACTGAAGACGGAAAGCCTACCGGCAATGATGCGCTGCCCGGAGTGACGAAGGCAGCCGAGCAGGCGCTGAAGAAAAACGGCGGCACGCTGGATTTTAAACCTGATCAGGACTCTGCGTATCTAAGCCCACAGCAGCAGGCAGCGCAGAAAATGCTGGATGCAGTTAAGTTTCAGCCGCTTCCTGAACAGCGTCGGCAGCAGCAGGATGAGAGAGACTACTGGGAAAGCACCAAAAATCTCCTTTCGAAAATCGCTGATGCCCTGATCTCTCCAGCTGGCGCGGCAACAATGCAGCCAGATACCTCGGGATATCAGCCAAACGTCCCGCTTAACGCAAAGGCTGCTCGTCTTGGCGCTAAAGGAAAGGCATTTCTTCAGGCAATGGCTGGGGAGTTCGGATCGCTGGAAGGTAAATATGGCCTTCCTGCCGGTCTGCTGTCTTCGGTAGCTGCTACTGAATCAGGTGGTGACCCGTTTGCGGAGTCGAAAGCTGGAGCCAAAGGCTTGTTCCAGTTCATGCCAGGCACGGCAAAGGATATGGGGCTCAAAGGTCGTGATGTTTTCGACCCTCACAAGTCAGCTGATGCCGCTGCAAGATACCTGCGCTATCTGCTGGAGGCTACGGGCGGAGATCTGGAGAAAACCCTTGCTTCCTACAACTGGGGGCTCGGAAACGTCCAGAAGAAAGGCATGGACAACCTGCCGTCGGAAACTCGTAATTACGTCCCCAAAGTCATGGCCGGAATGCGTCCCGGCGCCGGTATGGCCGTAGACCGCGCGATGCCGGGTCAGGCTGGCGGTGTTTATAACTTTTATGGCACCAAAATCACTACCCAGGCCCAGAACGTGGAACAGCTTACCAGCGACATCAAAAAGCACGGTGACAACCGCGTCATGCTAATGGCTGGCTACTCAGGACAATAACTCATGTCGTTTTCTCTGAATGTCTCGACAGTGCTATCCGCCATTCAGGGAGGAAGCCTGTTATCCGTCCTTAACAACGCCCTGTCGCCAACTTACCGGATCACCTACAACACCGTTGACAAGTCGCTTTTGACGGCTGCAGCCGGGCAGGAGGTTTTTTCTCCTTCCGGCTGGGTTAGCGTTGATCGCTACGGTGATGCTAACGTGACGAAGGGGTCGGTTGAAAATGGGCAGTATACTTCGTACAACAAGGTCCGGCAGCCATCGGAGTTAAGGGTGATCTTGGCACTTGAGGGATGGACTGCATATACAGGTGCGCTTCCAAACCTGACAAACTTATCTCTTCTTAGCCGAAGTAATTTCATTCAGAAACTGGATGAGATGAAAAACACGGCCAGCACCTACAACATTGAGACGCCGGACACGGTGTATTACAGCTACGATCTGACTCACTTTGATTACTTTGTGGGATCATATCGCGGGCAGACGTTGTTGATGGCAAACTGCACCTTCGAAGAGATAATGGATAGCGGTGAAGTAATTATCGCTAATGGGGTTTCAGGTAAGGCTCCGACAGATAACGACAAAACAAACAATAAGGGCGCTGCAAAAACAGAGGTAATCACTGCTTCAACTAAAGAAGTAACGCTTACTGACGCAAAAAACGCATGGACAAGTGGGAATACATCGCTATCAAGCGCCCTTGATCTTACCGGGAGCGCCATAGTTTCAGGTGTCAATTCGGCGGCCAAATCGGTATCTCAAGTATGGGATAACTCATCAACAGCGGTCGCAAAACAGATCAAAAGCACGGTGGCTGATTTTCTTAAAAATAAGGTGATGTGACATGCAGGAAATTAGCTTATCACCGTCACTTTCTCAAAAGGTGTATGTTACGCTTGGTGGCCAGAACTGCGCGATCAGGCTTCATCAGCGCTCAACTGGATTCTACATAGACCTGTATGTTGATGACACTGCAATTATGCAGGGTGTTCTCTGCCTTAACTGTATATATCTTGTCAGATATAAGTACCTTGGATTTAAGGGGGATCTCATTTTTGTAGACACAAAAGGGGATTCCGATCCGGTTTATGACGAAATAGGGACGCGCTTTAAGCTTTATTATGCGTCTAGTGATGAGGTAGGCCGATGAGTTACAAGGAAAGAGAGTTAACGGTTGAGTTTACTCTGGCCAATGGCACCTTTGACGGTAAAAAAGGTAACACGCTCATAGCCGAAGGGTTCAAGTGCGAGCTTTCTGTTTCGGCATATGGGGGATCTACCGGGACGATGATGGAGCTTAGCCTTTGGGGCTTATCCCTTGAAAACATGGCTAAGCTAACCACAAACTCAGAGAAATTCTTTGACGAAGAACAGAATGCAATCCGAGTTTTCACAGGTGATGTGTGTGTTTTTACTGGGACAATAGTTGCATCTCGAATAAACTTGAACCAGGCTCCTGATGCTCCAATTGAGATAACAGCGTCAGCAATAGGAAAGGAAAAGTTAATACCCTGCGAACCAACCTCAATAGAAGGTGACATATCGGTATCCGATATGATACAGGCACTAGCGGCTAAGGTTGGCCTGAAGTTCGTAAATGTTGACGTTAAGGCAGTACACAGCAACCCTTACTACGAGGGAAATGCTATAGAGCAGATACAGAAAATTGCTGCTGATCACAATATTACTGCAGATATAGATTTTGGCACCGTGACAATTTACACGGGTGACAACCCTATCGACTCAGTAGTGCCTTTCATTTCTCCTGAGCATGGATTAATTGGGTATCCAATATTCTATAACTTTGGTATTAATTTTCGTTGCATATACTCACCAGCGGTTCAGCTAGCTCGAAAAATAAAACTTGAGACATCTCTTCCTCACGCGAGTGGAGAATGGGTTGTTCAGCATGGAACTACTCATTACCTTTCATGCAAAGTGCCTGGCGGATTATGGGAGACCTTTGTTGTCGCTTATCCGGGATTTATTTTAGGGGATGGGTATGCTAACTAATCAGAAGCCGATGGATGTGTCGTGCCAGGGTAACGCTGTTCTTTCGCTTATAGCCGGAGCCATAAAGGGCTGCGTATTTGCCGATATCGTCATAGTCAAAAAAGTGAATGGGAAGACCCTTACCGTTTTTCCTTTGGTTACTGGAACAAACGCTTCTGGCGGATCAATTGAAAACCAGGATGTTTACAATGTTCCATTCATTCAGTACCAGGCTGGAAATAGTTCGGTACAAATGACGCCCAGAGTAGGTGATATTGGCCTGGTGATTGCCTGTGATAAAGACATCACAAATGTGAAAAAAACTAAAGGCGGAGGCCCTCCGCCAACTCAGCGGCGCCACTCATACTCGGATGCTGTTTACATCACGGCTATCGCTAGTTTGAACGATGAACCCACGGAGTTCGCTGAGTTTACAGGCAGCGGAATAAAAATACAGAGCCCGGGCGTGGTTAACATCAACGGACTGAAAGTCCATCCAAACGGGCAGCTTGAGCTTGTCGACGGTTCCATCGTTGATGGGCATACTCATGGTGGGGTAGTATCAGGAGGAAGCCGAACCGATCCCTTGGAGCCGTGAAAATGAAAGCACTGTGTTTTTTATTGTCCATACTTCTTGCAAGTACCGCTCTCGGTGCTTATGCAGGTGAGAGCACCACTGATAAAGAACGAATAAAGCCATACAAAATATCCTGCGACTCTTATAGCCCCGAAGATAAAGATGCTTGTGAGATGTTTAATGCAATGGAAGTCGCTGGGGTAAAGGTAATCGTTAAATCTGCAGAGATAGCTGGCTACAATAAACCGTTCATGCAATTGTATGATTACCTTTATAAAAAGATGGATAAATGCAATGGAGACCTTGATTGCTTGCAAAAAGTTTCACGAGATAGATACGTAGCAATAGAAAACATGCAAAATGCAAATAAAATCAATGGAATGAAAGAGCATAATTATAAAGAATATTGCGATTATGCAGGAAAGTATAGGGCTAATGCAGCAAAGGCAAAGTTTTCACCTGGCAGTGCTGTATATTTCTCTCGGGCTAGCTATTTCGGTAAACAGCTAGGTGAAGACTCAGATCATGTGTTTGACATGATAGAGGCTGCGTCAGAATATAATGAAGTAAGACGCGCTTACTCTAGTTATGGAGAAAGCGGTATTGATAGCTTTTTTAGCAATCAAAGTGACGAATGCAAGAAAAATCCTAGCAACTCGCTTGGGATTTTTTTGCCAACTCTTATCTATAACAATGCTATAGATTTTGATGGGCTTATTCTTCAGTAAAAAAAGCAAAAGGCCGCTATCTGCGGCCTGTTTCTAACCAAACCTGTCTTTAAAGCTGATGTCACTTTTTCTTTTTTTCATTTTGCTATTGCAGTTCGGACAAAGGTGTTGCTTTTTGCCGTCGATCTTCCAGGTATAGTAGTTCCGCTTAAACCCTATGCCGCATACATCGCAACGCCTTGGTTTGAAAAGGTTAACGAGAAATACTATTACGATTACACCAATAATCCATTCCATCATGTTCTCCAGAGGTTTTGCTATTTATCGTTGTCAAGATAACCCATGCGCTTCCCAAGGATTGCAGCAAGCCTTCTGTTATGTTCCTCTC